CTCGATCCTGCTTGGCGCGTGCTCCACGACGCTGCCGCCACGGGCGAGCCCGCCGACGCCGCCCGCGTGGCTGCTGGTGCCGCCGAGCCCGTTACAGACGCTGCCGCCCTCAGCACCGTCGCCGGAAACTACGAGCAGTGCCGCGAGTACATCGAGCAGCTTCGAGGCTGGCAGCAGTGGTGGGGCGAGGTGAGTCGATGAGCAAAGAGATGGTCGAGGCGCTGCGCCGCATCGAACGCAAGCTCGACGCGCTCATCATGGCGCTCGCCGAAGAGGACGACGAGGATCAGCCGCTGACGACGCTCGATGGCGAACCGGTGATGGGCGAACGCAATCAGGACGCGCCGCTATGAAGGTCGAGGTGAATATGACCGGGCTGGACGGCGTACTCGATACGCTCAAACGCCTGCCTCCCGAAGTCGTCAGCAAGCGCGGAGGGCCTGTGCGCCGTGCGCTCGCCAAGGGCGCGAAGCTGATCCGCGACAACGCACGCACCGCGCTGCAACGATCGATCGACGCAGCCGGAAAGACGGGCATCACCGAGACAACTGGATTCACGGCCGGCAACGTCATCATGAAGCGCCGTCGCCTCGACTACATCAACGGCGAGCGATACGTCGTGACCGTGCGCCCGAAGAAGCACCCGAGCGGGCATCAGTACCGCAAGCGCACGATTCAGACGAACGACATCGCCTTCATCATGGAACAAGGATCTGCGAAGCATCCGGCCCTGCCCTGGCTGCGACCGACTTTCGCGGCTCGCGCTGCCGAGGCAATCCGGCTGATCGAAACTACGCTCGTTGCTGATGTTGATCGCATCGTGAAAAAGCTCGCCGCACAGAACAGGGGCCGTTGATGCTGCCGCCGATTTACCCGACCCTATCCGCATCCCCGTCCGTGTCGGCAATCGTGGGCGCGCGAATCTACCCGCACGCGGACGCGCCGCAGGACGTGGCAGCACCTTATGTGACGTGGTTTCTCGCAGGCGGTTCGCCTGAGATCACGCTATCTGAGGCACCGCCTGTCGATCGCATGACAGTGCAGATCGATTGCTGGCACAATACGAGTGCGGGGGTTATTGCGCTCGCAGAATCCGTTCGCGATGCCATCGAGCCGAACGCGCATGTCACTGGCTACCCGATCAACGCGCGGGACGCCGAAACGCAACTCTACCGATTCGGGCTCCAGCTCGATTGGTGGCTGTCCAGATAACCGACCTTCTCCCTCGCACCATGCCCGCCTTGAGCGGGCTTTTTCATTTAAGGAGCCCGCAATGGCAAACGAACTCAAGACCCAAGGCACGCATCTCTATTTCGTCAAGCCTGGAACCCCGACCGGCACGGCCGTCAAAGTCACCTGCCCGACAGGCATCAGCGGACTTGGTGGCGCTGCGGACCAGATCGACACAACCTGCCTCGACGACACAAGCAACCGGCAATACACGCGCGGCCTTGGCAACCCCGGCCAGGTGACGGTGCCGTTCGTCCTTAAGGCCGGCGATGTGTCACATGCCGATCTGGTGGCGCTGAAGGACGCCGGTACGTCGGTCGAGTGGATGGTGTGCATGTCCGACGCCACGACCGTGCCGGCCGTCACCACCAGCACGAACAGCTTTACCGCGCTCACCACGCGATCGAACATCAAATTCTCCGGCTATGTCGCCGACCTGACGCTCGACGGCGCGACCAATGAGGTATGGCGCGGTACGATGACCATCCAGCGCTCGGGCGCGTGGACGATCACATGGAAGGCATAACCAATGCTCGACGATGATCTGTTCGCATCCGACGCCCTGATCGAGCGCAGCGTGACCCTGCCCAGCGGCAAGGCTGTCACGCTGCATTTCCGCGAGCTGCCTGCGGTCGAGTTCATCCGCTTCCAGCGCATCGCATCCGAGGGCAACGAGGACGCGCGCGACGGCGCCGCCGCGAAGCTGATCGCCGCGTCGGTGCGCAATCCTGATGGCTCCGAGGCGATGAGCTACGAAAAGGCGCTCACGCTCAAGTCTGGCCCGCTCAATGCGATCTTCGCCGTCGTGCTGGAGATCAACGGGAGCAAGCCGGGAAACGCCTGAGCGAGCGCGGGGAGCTTTGGTTCTGGCATGTCCTCGCGCTCGCGCTCGGCAAGACGGTGGGCGAGCTTCAATCGACGCTCACGCGCCGGGAGTTCGAGAGCTGGCGCGAGTATTACCGGCGTTATCCGTTTGACGATCTGCACCGCTATCACCGGCCCGCCGCGCTCGTTGCTCGGGCGATGGGAGGCGGCGACGTGGGCGAGTTGATCGACTGGCTACAGCCTCCGGCCGGCGAGGTGGATTTGTCCGAGGCGGATGTGGCGACGCTGCGCGCATTCGGAATCAGGAAGGGGTAAAGCATGGCATCCGCTGGAAGCATTGTCGTTGATCTGCTCGCGCGCACTGGTTCGTTTGAAACGGACATGGACCGTGCCGCCAAGTCGGCGAAGAAGCGCGCAGACGAGATCGACAAGGCGCTATCCGCGATCGGCACGGCTGCGGCTACCGCTGGCGCTGCTGCGGCCGGTGCGCTCGCGTTGCTGGTCAATCAGACGATGAACAGCGCGCGTGAGATCGAGCGCCAGGCGCAAATCTCGAATGCATCCGCTGATGCCTTCCAGGCGATTGCGTACGGCGCGCGGACGGTCGGAATCGAGCAGGACAAGCTGTCCGACATCCTGAAGGATGTGAATGACCGGGTAGGGGATTTCATCAGCACGGGCGGCGGGCCGATGAAGGACTTTTTCGAGCAGATCGCGCCCAAGGTGGGCGTGACTGCCGACCAGTTCGCCAGGCTGTCTGGTCCCGAGGCCTTGCAACTCTACGTGTCGTCGCTCGAAAAGGCGGGCGTCTCGCAACAGGAGATGACGTTCTATCTCGAAGCGATGGCGAGCGACACGACGGCGCTGATTCCGCTGCTTGCCAACGGCGGGCGCGAGATGGCTGCGCTCGGCGAAGAGGCGCGGCGCACCGGACAAATCATGTCCGATGAAACGATCGCGGCAGCGTCGGAACTGAAAGGCCAGATGGACCAACTGTCCGGGCAACTGACCGGCGCGAAAAACATCATCGCGGGCGAACTGATCCCGGTCCTTGGTGTGGCAGCTACGGAGATGATCAGCTTCGGCGGAAGCGGGGATGTTGCGCGCACTGCTGCGTGGCTGCTGCGTGGCGTGCTGCAAGACCTCGTGGTGAGCGCGGCGGAAGTAGTGGCGTGGTTCCAAGCCAGCGGAAAGACGCTCGGGGGGTGGGCGGCGCAGGCTGGGGCGATACTCTCGGGTGACTTCGCGGGCGCAAAGTTCATCGGGCAGGAGCTGGACAAAGACCTCGCCGGCATCGAAGCGAGGCTGAACGTATTCCGCGGGCGCGTGAGCGCAGCCGGAACAGACCTTGCCGGCGCCCTCGGCGCAGGATCGATCATGCCGGCCGCGCCATCGCTCGGGGGTGGATCGGGTTCGCGCGCGCCGACCGGCCGCACGACCTCAGCGCCCCGCGCATCCTCTCGTTCAACCGCGATGACGGAAGATCAGAAAGAGTACAATCGCATGATGCAGGAAGGCGCCCGCATCTACGACTCGACACGCACCGCCGCTGAAAAGCTGTCTATCGAATTCGGCAAGCTGAATGAACTTCGCAAGTCTGGCGCGATCGATCAGGACACGTACAACCGCGCTGTATTCGAGGCGCAGGAAAACTTCGATACGCTGATCGCAAAGACGCAGGAAGTCCGCGAGAAGGGCAAGGACTCGTTCGACGAACTGCGCCAAGCGGTAGAAGGGTGGGGCAAGTCCTCTGCTGAAGCGCTGGTTGATTTTGCATTGACGGGAAAGTCCTCGTTTAAGGACATGGTGAATTCCATGCTTGCCGACTTGGCCAGGATGATGGTGTATCGCAACATCACCGGGCCGCTGGCCTCTGCCGTGGGCGGAATGGACTGGGGCAGCATCGGCGCCTCTGTGGCCGGCTTCTTCGGCTTCGCGCAGGGTGGCGTAATGACGAGCGCCGGTCCGCTGCCGCGGCGCGCGTACTCGTCTGGCGGAGGCTCCAACTCGCCGCAGCTTGCGCTCTACGGCGA